GATGGTCCTCGAACAACTGGGCACGCGCGCGGAGTAGGCGCCGACCGTGGAGGCGGCGCGCGTTGGTCGGGTTCGCCCAGGGCGCCCGGGGCGGCGCCGAGCGGATCCGCGGTGGCCGCATCGGCACGATCAGCTCTCCCGACAGCGGCCCGGATGGATCGGTTGCGCCGCGCTCGGTAGCATCGGTTTCATGGTCAGAGCGTTTCAATGAGCGGCGACCGGCAGCGATCGGGAAACCGCCAGATCTCAATCGACGCGTTCGCCGGTCGGGCCAGCAGTTGCAACGCTTCGCGCTCGACGGCGCTTGCGTAGCGGCTGCCGCTTTTCACCGAGATGAAGCGGAACGCCGTGGTGTTCCAGGCGACGAGGTCGGCCGGGCCTTTACTGCCAGCCGCGCGACACACGGCATAGCCGGCGGCCTCGAGCAGCGCCCGGGCGCGATGTTCAGCGCGACGGCCTTTGTGCGCGGCGTTCAATGGACGTCCTCGTCCTCGCGTTCCTCGCGGCGCATCGTCACTTTGACTTTCTCCGCGGCGAGCTCGATCAGGATCTCCAGCCCGTCGCGCTTGTAATGATCCTTCTGGTGTTTCCGCATCAGCGCGATGATCTTGGTCGTCAGCGCGTCCTCTTCGGTCTTGAGCGCCTTCCGTCGCGCCTTCAGATCGACAAACTTCGCGGCGAGATCCTCGAGCGCGCAAATCGATCGGCCTTCCAGGCCTGGCAGATCCCGAGTCTGTTCAGTCGCCATACGTGACATCGCCTCCTCTACTGCACTTGGCTGCGCTCGACCAGCGCGATATAGGCGCGCAGCCACTCCTCGAGCGCGTCCATGCGGCGCCGCAGCGACTGGATCACTTCGGTTTGCGCGTCGGTGACCGCGCGGTTCTTCGCATCGAGATCGAGGGCGGCATCGACCAACTCGATCGCGCGATCCACGCGCTGCTCGACCAACCGGATCCGCTCCTCCTCGAGCATTCAGCCCTCCTCGCCAGGTTCGCGGTCACCGGTGCTTCGCGCTTTCCAGTCGAACGGCAACACGCTGGCGAGCCGCTGAACGACCGGATCGGCCGCCGCGGTCTCGATCACCGCCGGCAGATCCGGCGGGGCTGGCTCGCAACAGCCGCCGCGGATCAACCGCACACGGCCAATGTCGATAAACTGCAGCGGCGCGCCGGTCGCGATCACTTCGTTGCAGCGGCCGCACGTCCAGATGCGGTACGCCGGGGCCCGCGTCCAGGTCCTCACGGCCGGCCTCTCAGGCGCGCCCACAGCCGCTCGAGCACCTGCGGCGCCTCGGCCCGGCTGATGATCGGCGGCGCCGGCAGCAACCGGGCCGGCGCGAGCGGCCGCGGCGCCGTCGGTCCGATCGTGGTCAGCCGGACATTCGAGCCGACCATTGCCAACGCGTCATCGACGTCGAGCGGCGCGGCGGCGATCTGCAGCCGGAACAGCCGCCGCCACAGCGCGTCTTTCAACTCGGTCATGCTCGCGAAGGACTCGTGCGCGATCAGGTCCCGCAGCACCTTCGCGATCAACCGTGCCCGACTGTTTTCAACGGGAAAAGTTCGCATTTTTTGCGAGGTTCTTTTAGCTAATCTCTCGATCTACTAGGTACTTCCCGATTGATCTCTGATCTCTTCAGGGTACAGGTACTAGGTACAGGGTACGGATCGCGGGAGCGCGCGCGCGCGCGCGGCCGCGCGCGATCGCAAAATGTCCGCGTGGATTCCGCGCGGATTCCGCGCGGATTCCGCGAGGACGGCATAACGCGTACCGTCATCGGTTCCCTGCTCGCTCCGCCGCCTTGCGGTCCCGATCCGCCCGCCGTTTCTTCTTCATGTCGGCGGCGGAGGGGTTGAACTGATCGAAGTCGTGAATCTGAAACCCGTCACTCCCGTTCTTGTCCCAGAGGCCAGCTTTCACGAGCGCGTCAGCGACGGAGAGCGGCTTGCGGACCTGGCGGAAGTTCCGCACAACTTCGGTCGGAAGAAAGCCATCAGTCAAATGTCGGTTACTCCACAGCAGCCCGATCACGTAGAACCCGACGGCGATCACCTGGCCATCGGGCCCGATTAGATCGGCGGCGCGCAGGATCTTCTTGTGATCGACCAGTTCGTCGACGATACGCGCCGCCATGATCCCTCACACTTGACATGAAAAAGTCACACTCACTTCTCGCGTGATTCGCGCAGCGGCGGAATATCGATCGCGACGTTTCCGTAGAGCGCATCGGCGACGACGGCGAACAGCACGACGCGCGCATCGTCCACGTTCAGCGTGGCGAGCCCTTCGGCCTGCAGCTCGCCGATGATGCTGTCGACCAGGTCGAGCACGCGCCGGCCGCGCGCCGCCGCGATCGCGTGATCGTGTGCGCGTTCGCGCGCCAGCAGGGCCTCGACCGGATCCTCTGCCTTCATCGGCGGGGCCTCCGGCGCGCGCTCCAGACACGCCTGCAACTGGTCTTCGCGGAACGGGTCGTGCGCGTCATCGGGCCCTTCCGCGCGTGCGCCACTGCTTCGCCTGGGGACAGGTGGCGAAATGACTCGTCGTCTCGGTCATGTCGACGCGCCGCGTGCCGATTTCTAGATCGAGCGCCGCCATCAGCACGATCGGCGGATTGAACGGCATCGGTCGATTCGTCGTGGCGACCGTGGCGAATTCGATCGCGGCACCGCAGGATCGACAAGTCGTGCGCCGCCGCGTGCTGGGGATGATGCTGATTGGCTTCATCGCGCGGACTCCTCGAGAGTTTTGAGACGGGCGCTGTACGCCGTCCGGAGGCTCGCCAGTTGTTGCGCGGGAATCGAGCGTCTTTTGAGTTCCCGATTGATGGCGAGCAGATCCCGTTTGGTCGTCGCCGCTTCGATTTGCGCGAGCCAGTCGAGCAGGGCGCCATCGGCGGCCGCGGTCGCCGTCGACGTCGGGGCGGCGCCACGCGCCCAGGCCGCCAGGCGCGCGCCGCTCGCTTCGGTGATCGGCTGATCGAGCGGAAACAGATCCCGGTGCTGCGCCTGCAGCTTGATCGGCAACGGCACGCCCGGCTTGTCGGCCATCAGCAGAAAGCTCGCCGTGAGCTCGTACGGCAGGTTCTTTTCGGTGATCGGGATCCACCCGTGCAGCCCGGTGAGCGACTGCTTCTCGCGGATCTCCATCTTGCCGCTCTCGCCGCGGACCATTTCGATCTTCGGCTCGGCGCGAAAGCAGAGGATCAGGTGCGCGCGGACCTGGAGGAGGCGCTGCACGAATTGCTTGTGCGCCATCTTCGGTTTGATCCATGCGGCGAGCTTGCAGGCTTCGCGCTTCTTCCAGTCGTCGCCGGCGAGGCGCTGCAGCTCGTCCTCCTGCCAATCGAGGATCCCGCCGTCGCCGGCCCATTCGTGCGACATCGAATCGACGACGATCGCCGGATACCCGCCGGCGTCGGCGGCGGCGATCGCGTCGGCGTAAGCGTCCGGGCGGAAGGGTGGCTTGAGGTCGCCGTGGTCGAAGCGGAACTGATCGGCGTAGTGGCGGGCCCGGCCGGCCTCGGTGTCGATGACGGCGAAGGGGCGATCGCCGGCGATGCCGTGCGCGAGGCGCATCGCGGTAAACGTCTTGCCGCTCCCCGACGCTCCACTGAGGCCCACGATGAGGCCGACGTTTTCGCGGGTCGCCGGGCGAAAGGTGAACGGCATGAGTCAACCGTCCTTCCCGCGGCGCGCGCTGACGTGAATAAACCACAGCGCACACCACGATCGCAGCGCGGCGGCATCGCCCGTAAAGTGATTCCGCCCGAACCGCGTCTGTACGTCCCAACCGCAGATATCCTCCGGCCGCTTCGCGCAATAGACAACGGTCCAGTGCGGATCGCGAACGAGCGCGTCGAATGTGATCTGTTGCCCTTCGGGAATGGGGACGCCCGGCGCTTTGGTTTCAAAGGCGAGAAAATGCCCGCACCGCTCGACGACGCAATCAAAATCCATCGGTTGGATCTTCGTGCCACCCCAGGCGCTTCGCAGGAAATCCCACAGAAACACCCCGTCGAATCCGGCCGGTAACGCATCGGCGAAGGCGGACATCGATCGAATCATGCCGACCTCAGTGTTTGTTCGTTCGTCCCTCTCGCCCAGCCCTGGCGCGTCGCGCGGGCGAACAGTTCCGCTTTCGGTACGTTCGGAAACATGCGCTCGACGATCGCGTACAGCTCGTCGGGTTTCTGCGAGTGTGCTCGACGGGGCGCGCTGATCACGCTATCGGGCCGATCCGCCTCGAGCGGCGTCATCGGATTACCGCGCGTCGCGAGAACGAGCAGTTCATGCCGGCCGCGGAACCAATACCCCATGCCGACGCGCGGCTTGATCCAGACGGCGCCGGATTTCACGACGAACCCCCAGGCGTCGATCAGGCTGACGGCCTCGGCCAGTTTTTGCGTCGTCGTCCACAGCAGGAGCACGCAATCATCGAGCGCGATCGCGTCAACGTGCGGGCGCATGGCGGCGAGTTCGGCCAGGGTGGCCGTCGGGTACTGATTTTCGATTCGTCGCGTGGGATCGAGGAGGCCGTCGTCCGGCTTCCAGGGCGGATCGGCCAGGACGACGCCGTACTTGCCGTCGGGCCAAATCGTCGCCGCCAGTTTGTCGGCGCGCGCCTGCGGTTTCAATTGCCGGACGGCATCGGCGAGGGACACTTCGCCGGCGGAGACTTGCGCGGCGAGCTTCGGGGCGCGCTTGGTGACCGCTTGCGCCTGTTTCACCTTCCGTTCCGACACCCGCGCGCGTTTCGAGGTTTTCGTGCGTAGTCGCCGCTTGTCTGACTTGGTGGACGCAGCGTCCACCGAGTCAGGCTTTCGTTTGGTCGGGTGTCGCGAGACGACAGCCGATCGAGCTTTAACAGCGCGCGCGATCCGTGACTGGGCGGCGAGTTCGTCGACCAGGGCAGCAACCTGCATCGCGCGCTGATCGTCGGTCAGGTTGCGCCGGCCTAATTGATGCCAGCGAATCCAGATCCGCGCGGCCCGGCGATCGTCGAGCCGGACCCGTTCCACGCGGTACGACAGGCCGAGGCGCGTACAAATGTCGTATCGGTTATGCCCGTCGAGCAGGAGGCCGTTCCACACGATCAACGCATCGCGCGCGCCGCCGGCGGCGATCAGGTTGGCCTCGAGCTGCGCGCGTTCGTCGTCTGACAGCGGAGCGATCAGGCGCCGAAATTCGCGATCGATGCGAATCGCCGCCGTCATCGCAATTCCCGCTCGAGCCACCAGGCCTCATGCACCGGCGATAGCGTCGCGTAACACGTGCGGGTCGGATAGCCCGGCCAGGAGTTCTCGGCCAGGCTGCGCCGCCAGACCTCGAGCGCGTACAGGATCTTTTTCTCCGCGAGCATGAGCGCGTCGGGACCGAGGCCGATCACCGACAGCGCATACGGCGGGTAGATTTCCTGCACCGCGAAGCGAAACGTGACATCCTCGCCGGTGATCGCTTTGAGGCCGCGCAAATAGAACGCCGCTTGCAAATCGTACCCGGCGAAAAAGAGCGAACGCGTCCACCGTTCCGGGTTCGCCGATCCGTCTGTCGTTTTGTAATCGTCGATCCCGCCGGGGCGCAGCCAATCGAGACGCGCGCGACACCAGATGTCCTCCTCCTGCCAGATCAGCGTCTGTTCCGGTCGGCCGTCGGTGAACATCGCGGCGCCGCCGTCGCGCTGCGCGTCGAGCTGCTCGCGGGCCGTCCCGACCATCGCTTGCACGGCTGCCCAGTGGCGGGCCAGGAGCGCGACGCGGCGGGTCGCGGGGGCGGCGTCGCGCGCCTCGCGCGCGGCCTTCGTGCGCCAGTCGGGCGCGTCGACGACGATCACGCCGGTCTGCTGCTCGAGCAGCAGCGCATGCGCCACGGTGCCGATGTCGAAACTCTCGCGCTCCTCGCGCACCGGTTGCGGCGAGAGGCGCGGGTGCTCGTACCAGGCGTGCCGCGGTGAGTCGAGGCAGAGCCGCTTGGCGATCGACGATGACAGCGACGGCGTCGGCGTCGGGTCGGCGTGATAGACGACCGCCGGGATCTGGTCGTAGATGCCCGGCGCGCTGATGACCAGCGGATCGGTCATGCGGTCACCGGCGCGGTGCTCCCATTCGCGCTTTGCTGTTCGGCCACCAGGTCGGCCACATAGCTCAACACGCGCGCCCGACTGCGATCGCTCGGCAGATCCAGCAAGGTGCCCATGACGATCACGAAGGCGCGGCAGGTGTCGTCTTGCCAGGCGCGCTCGAGTGCGTCCTTCTCGGCGCGGTTCTTCACGTCCACGGTCGCTTTCATGCGTCCTCCGATTTCACGGACAGATCAGGCCGGGGCTCACGGCGCCGCACGCGCCGCACTCGAGGCCGATCCAGCCGGGCCGGATCGCCAGCGTCCAGGCGTGGCCGCGGAGGCGGCACGCAAGGCGGCGCGTCCCACGACGCGGTAATGTCGAGGATGACGCTGATGAAGGCCGCCAGGGCCGCGCCCACCAGCAGGACCAGCCCGCCAAGCGCCAGCAGCCAGACCACGGCATCACGCTCCGGTCAGGCGCGGCGCTTGCGCCCGAAGGTCGGCTCGTACACCGGATCACCGCAGAGATAGCGATAGACCTTGATGCCCGAGTAGCACTTCATGCCGATCGCGGGCTTCAGGAGGAACGCGTCGAACTGGCCGGCGCTCGCGAGTTTGTGAAATTGCGCATGCTTGACACGGAAGATCGCCGCGAGCTCCTTGCCGCTCAACGGCTCGCCCGCTTGCGCGCGATCGATGGCATCGCGGGTGGCCTGGTCGGTGAGATCGATCGGCGGAATCGGATCAAAGGCGCGCACGGGCGTCTCAGGCATCGTCGGGCTCCGCGTCAGGGTCGAACGGCGTCGGCACCGCGTCCGGCACGAGGCGCGGCAGCGGCGGCAGGAGCGGGGCAACCGGGAACAGCGCGGTCGGCGGCACGCCGAGCGCCTGCGCGAGATGGACCACCGATCGGTACGGCAGGGTGTTGACGGCCTCGGCGTCGCCGCGTTCGATGCGGATGATCGTGTCGAGATCGAGCCCGGCGCGTTGGGCGAGTTCCTCTTTCGAGAGGCGGGCAATTCGGCGAGCGATCTTGAGTTCCATGCGTGTCCTGTCTAGCGAGACGAACGCAGCGTTAGATCCGAACCGCTGCATACGCTAAACAAAACGTTGCGCGCTGTCTATGTTTCTGTTGTTTCTAGTAAGCAAAGCGGACATAATCGGACATATGTGGACAGAAACGGCACGCCGAGACGACGGTGCGATCTCAGAATAGTCGGGTGAAGTGGACCCCAGAGGAGCGCACGCGTGTCGGGCGGCGATTACAGCGGCTTCGCGAGGAGCAGGGCTGGCGCCAAGAGGATGTCGCCAAGAAAGCCAAGATTGCCGTCGGGACTATCCAAGCGATCGAATACAACAAACACAACGTCACGATCGAGAACATCGCCAAGTACGCCGCGGTGTTCGGCGTGACAGTGTCGCAAGCGTTGCACCCGGACACTGTCCCCTCAACGGTCGATCCGCAGTGGAAGGATCTCAATCGCGAGCACCTCGCGATTGCCCGGCACTACATGCGCGCGGTGAAAGCGGTTCGCGCGGCCGTCGAAGCCCTGCTCACCGAGACCGTGCCCGCGGCGATCTCCGACGAGCTCGCCGAAGAAATCGCCGACGTGGTGATCGCCCTCAAGACCGCCAGCGATCGGATCCCGCAGGTCGCGTATTGGACGTTGCAGGTGCTCGAGCGCGGCGACCTCTTGGCGAATCTGGCGAGACGCCTCGATCAGGATCCGGCCTTCGAGGAGGAACTGCGCGCGCTGATCGACGATCCGAAGAAAGACAAGCCGACGACGAAATAGAATAACGAGCCCGGCCGTGCAGTTGGATGCACGGCGCGGACTCTCAACCCTCGACGCGTTTGTGGCCGCGTCGACGGCCTTCGGTGATTCTGCCACGGAAGTGGAACACGCACACCATGCAACGGCGAACCCGAGTCGCCCCAGGGATCTATCAAGACGCGCACGGCTTCAGCGTCATCGCGAGAGTGGGCAGCGGCACGAAGCAGTTGTGCTCGCCAGAGATCCGGTACCCACCCGATACGCCGGTCCCGACGATGGTCGCGCGCTGGCATCGCGAAAAGATGCGATTGACCGACGAGCGCGCGAAGGCCGGCGACGGCCCAATCGTGCGCGGCACACTCGCCGCGGATGCTCGCACGTACCTCGCGACGGCTACGCTCTCAAAGCAGCGGAAGGCCGAACGCGAAGATCAGCTGAAGTGGTGGTGCGAAGCCTTCGGCACACGGCGCCGGCAGGATCTCGAGGCGCCGGAGTTACGCCGCGCGTTGAATGGCTTGATCAATCGAGGCCGCGACGGCAATCCCCTCGCACCATCGACCGTGAACAAGTATCGATTCGCGCTGTCGCACGTCTACACCGTGCTCGACGGGAAGCAGGCGGCTAACCCGTTGCGCGATGTCCCGAAGTACACCGAGCCCGACGCCGAGGCGCGCGATGTCTCGTACGAGATCATCGAACGGATCATCGACGAGATCCGCGATCGTGGTCGCACCAAGGAATCAGCGTCGCTCACGAAGGCGCGCGTGCGTGTCTTCGCGTACGCGCCGGTGACCCCGGCGCAATTGCGACAGATGAAGCGATCGGATATCGACTGGGAGGCGATGCCGCCAGCCATGATCACGCCAGGGCGCAGGAAAGGCCAGGGCACCAAGCCGCGCCGGAAGCCACTCACACCGCTCGGCCTGGCGGCCTTCCACGCCTTTGACGCGGCGGATGGCTGGGAGAAGCCGTTTTCTCGCTCCTCGTTGTACCGCACGTTCACAGCGGCCCGCGATCGCGCCGTCGCGGCTTTACGCGATGAACGGCCTGATCTAGATCTCACGCGGGCGGTGACGATGCATCCGTATGACTTACGACACAGCTTCGCGACGGTTGCGTCGCGAGCAATCGGTAACGAGGCCATCGTTTCGGAGTTCCTTGATCACAGCGATCGACGCACGACGCGACGGTACACTCAAGGAGCATTGCCGGATCACATGCGCGCCGCGGGTGAAGCTTTGACCGCCGCATTTACCCCGCCACGTCCCAAGCAGGCGAAGACGGCGAAAACGCCGAAGGGCAGCCCGCGCCGAACCCGGGTCGCCCCCGGCATCTACCGAGATGCACACGGCTTCAGTGTGATCGCAAAAAAGGGATCGGGATCGGCCCAACTGACGAGCGGAGAGATTCGGTATCCACTAACAACGGACATCGCAGTCCTGAAGGCGCGGTGGCTGGACGAAAAACAGAGACTCCAGACGGCGCAGACCGATGCCGGGACTTCCACGCACGACTTCCACGCACCGTTTTACAAGAATCAGAAACGTTAGGAAAAAAGCGGAACTTCCACGCGGCTCGCGTGCGTGGAAGTTACCCAGTGACAGCACGAATCAAAAGCGAAATGCGTGGAATTTCTCAATGTATTGGTGGCGCGCCCGGCCGGAATTGAACCGGCGGCCCCCCGCTTAGGAGGCGGGCATATCTACTTATATCTTGTTTAATGTCAGTCATTTATAGACAGTTCCACCCTTGACTTCCATCCGATCCGCGCGACAGATTGCGTTTCATACCTCCTTGTCCCAAGGATCGGCCGCAGTGACGCCACGCGCGCTAGCGCGGCAGGACGTGCAGCGCCTCGACGATCGCCAGGAGCACGACGGCGACCCACAGCGGCGCGCGGCCGACGCCGGCGCCGATCGCCACGAGCAACGCCGCGAGGACGAGCACGATCAGCACCAGCGACATCACACCCTCCCCTTACGCCCGCTTCTTGGCGGGCGCCGACTTGATCGCCGCGGCCGACAGCGGCGCCGGCGGGTAGTACCACAGCTCGCCCTTCGGCGGCTCAACGTAGTTGAACGCGGGCGATGCGTTCGTCGACACGCTGTCCACGATGATGTCGTAGATCCCCGGCGGCGTCTGATGCGACGGCGTCAGGAGCTGGATCGCATCGACGGCGTGCTCGTTCCACTGGTTCTGCCCCGGGTTCTTGCGGATGTGCCCCCACATCGGGCTGTTGTGCTCGTGCAACGCTTCGCAGCACGCCTCGGTGAACATCCCGCAGCCGGTCTTGGTCGCCAGGTTGTGGTGCTGCGTCTCGTACACCCACTGAATGACCGCGAGCGGGTTCGTCCAGTCCGGGCCCGCCGGCGGTTCCGGCTGCGGCTGCGGCGGCGCAACGCTCGCCGGCTGCAGGTGGATATCGTCGATTTCCCAGCTCGCGCGGTCCGCGTCCACGGCGAGCACGCCGCGGGCCTGGAAGGGCGTGTAGCCGTCGGCTTCGACGTTGAGCTGGGCCCCCATGACCCCGAGCTCGTCGGGGAACGAGAACACCTGTGCGTCCTCGCGGCCCTGATAGACCAGCGATTGCCCGTACGACAGGTACCCGTTGTCCGCTCTAAGCGACGTCCGCGCGCCCTTCGGCGTGAAATACATGATCAGCTCCGACATATCGGTTGTCCTCCCTCGAGCGCCGGCGGCGCCGGGCCTGACGTCGTGCCAGTGCACCGCGACCGCCAGCAGGATCAGTAGCCAGACGAGCACGAGCACCGCGATGGTGATCGCCATCGGCGGCACTCAGGCGGCAGCCGCGAGCGTGAGCGTCGACCAGCGCATCGCGTGAAGGCCTCAGGGTTCGTAATACCGCGCCCACGCATAGAGTGAATCGCCGTTTTGCAGTTGGCTGCCCGCGATCGCCGACGCGATCGTGGTTGGAAAGACGCCGTCAATCGCCAGCCCAAACACGTTGGCGCCGCCGGTCACAAAATAGCCGGGCAGCACCGTGAGGAAAAACACGGCGGGCGTGGCGCTGCGATAGAGCACCGCGCGACCCGTCATCCACTGCGGAAAATCCGCGCTGCTCGGCAGCACGAAATAGAGCACGCCCGAGCCGGGGACCGTCGTGCTCCCCACGGTGAGCGCGATCCGCACGTCGACCAGTTTGCCCGCGCGGCCATAGAGCGCCGACAGGGCACCGTTGCCGATCGCGGAGCCGCTCCATGCGGGCGTATACGCTTGCGCGGCGCCGATCCCGTCGATCTGGTCGTAGAGTTCCTGCTTCCAAGCGTTATCGAGCACCGTGCCGTCTTGTCCCGAGCCGCTATCGTCAATAATCGGGGTCCGCGTGATCGGCATATGGCTTACGTCTCCGTTTTGAGAATACGCAACCAGTCGGCGAACGAGAACCGCTGCGACGACGCGCTGACCGTGAACGTCGGATACTGATTCGGGCGCACGCGGAAATTGCCGATGGTGACCTGCTGCGCGCGAAACGTGCCGCTGATGTTCGTCGGCGCGGGCAGGTTCACCGTGATCGTTTTCCCCGACGCCGTACGCAGGTCGCGGCAGCGATAGGTGAGCGTCCACTGGTCGAGGGGGTGCGTCGCGAGGGTCGCCGCCGCGCGGGCGCGCGCCTCGGCGGCCGACAGGCGGCGATCCTGCACCCATTGCTCGCGCACGCCGTTGCCGCCGACGGCCGCTTTGAGCGCCGCCGTGGCGTCGCCCGCGTCTTGAAAGACGACGAAATAGAGCTCGTCGCCCGGCGTCAGCGCGCGCTGAATCGACCCGGTGCCGCTCGCGGGAATGCCCGTCAGCATCGGCGACGGGGTCACGGTCGAGTTGAACCCGATCGCCGCCGTGATCGACCCGAGGCCGGTCGCCGGAATCCCGGTCAGCGCGCCGCCGCTGATGCCGCTATAGCGGATCGTTTGGTCGCCGTTGCCGATCACCGCCCATCCGCCCAGCGCACGAAACGCGCCCGTGCTCGCCACGACCAGACTCGTCGACCCGGCGGGCACCTGCCCGGTTGGCTGCGCCAGTCCCGAGGTATCCGAGGCGGGCGGCGCCGCGCCAAGCGTCGCATCGCTGGCGGTGTCGCTGTAGGTCGATGCCGTGTTGTTCGCGATCGTCGTCAAGAGTTTCAACGCCGACCCGTTCGCGGCGGTGCGGTAGATCTTGCGCGCCGTCACGGCGGCCGCGCCGATCGGAATGCCGGTCAGCGCGACGCCGCGCTGCCCCGTGCCGTTCGCCGACGGCGGCGCGGTGCCCGCCGTGCCATAGCCGCCGCCCGCCGTCGTGATGTGCACGGGTTGGCCGGTGTAGTTCGTCACCTGCTGGTGCAGCGTCGTATTGCCGCGCTGCACCGATTGCACATAGATCCGGATGTACGTGACCGACGGATTCGACGAGCCGGTGACGGTGAAGCCAAACGGCGCCGACGCCGTCGGGTTGAGATTGTCGTTGTTGCTGACCACGAGCGCGCCCTGCGAGCTCGATCCGCTGGTGTTCGTTTCGCGATACGGGTTGCCAGGACTGCCGTCGCCCGCGACATACGTCGCCCAGAAATAGACGGTGTCGCCGATGGTGAACGACGATTGCGCGGTCCCCGAGCCGGTCGGTTGCGCGACGACGTTATACGGCGACGGCGGCGGCGTGATGGTGCCCGGCGCGATCGTCGCCGTCGGGCCAGGCAGCGACTCGCCCGCCGCCGTGACGAACGAGACCGCGTAGCCGTGCGCGCCGACCTCGATCGATCCCGCCGTCGCGAGCGCGAGGGTCGGCGCCGCGCTCGGCATCGCGCCCGACCCGACGAGCGCGCCGCCGGTCGCCGCGACGACGCCGGAAAAGTCGAGATACTGCGCGCCGCCATCGCTGCCCTGAAAGGACACTTTCAGGAACACGTCCGCCGCCGCCTCGAACATGTCGACCGCTTCCACCGGAATCGCGGTTTCCCCGACGCCGACCGGCGCGGTGATCCGCGTGCCGCGCCCTTCGACGAAGACGCGCGTCAGCACCTGCGTACGGTCGCCCTCGCGCTCGACGTCGGCGAGCGATGGGTGCGACGGCGTCAGCGCGACCGGATCGCCGTTCAGCGTCTCGTTGATGAAGAGATGCACGTCGCGGTGATAATCGACAGACCAGTACGCGCCGACCCGGTCGCAGAGCCGGGTCAGCGCGGCGGGCAGGTCTTCCTCGGTGTAGGTGATGTCATCGACCACCGGCAGGTTGGCCGCGATCGCCTTCCCCGTGAACCCGTTCACGGCCGCATAGCGCGTGACCAGATCCGCCGCGATCGCCGACGCGGGCTGATTGGTGTAGCGCCCGGTCACGTGCGTAAACCCCAGCTGCCACGTGTAGTCGACCGCGCGCACCTCGGCCTGCACGTTGCGCGGGTCGTCCCCGACATACAGCTGCCGCACGGTCAGCGCGAACCCCGCGAACAGCCGCGCGATCCGGTTGACCGATCCCATCGTCATGACGACCTCGGCGCCCTGCGGCGGCACCCAGCCCGCGATCCGAAACGTCGCCGTGTTCGGCGTCTCGTTCAGCGTGTCGCTGATGCTGAGCGAGTCCACGAGAGTGCCGAAGTGGCGCGAGGTGCCGCTGGGACTGTCGCGGATCGTGCCGACCTGCACGCCGCCGATCGTGATAAAGACGGCGCTCGACACATAGCCGCCGCGCGTCGCGCCGCCGCGCGCGATGCCGCCGAGCGCATACATCCGGGCTATCTCGCCGGTCGCGAGCGTCGCCATACGTTACGCGGGCAACCGATTCCCGCCGGACCGATAGCTCGACGCGAGCGCGTCGCCGACCACGCGCGCGATCTCGTCTTTGTTGCCGAGCACCGAGCCGTTGATCGTGATGCTGTTGACGATCGGCGTTTTCGCGAGCCCCGAGAGCGAGTAGCTGAGCGGCGAGATATTCGGCATCCCGAGCCCGAGCATCGACCCCGGCTCGAGCGTCGACGCGCGCAACGAGTCGGGCGTCGGCAGCATCGTGCCGACGAAGTCATCGACGACTTTCTTGGCCGCCTTGACTTCGTCGGTGACGTCATGAATCGCCTTCTTCGCCTGTCCGGCCGCGTTCTCGGTGCCCTTCATCGCCTTCTCGGCGGCGGCCTGCCAGTCAGCCAAGGTGATCTTGGCGGCGTCGGCTTCCGCGCGCAGTTGCAAGAGGCGCTCGTCGGTGTATTGGTCGGCGTGCGCCGCCGCGAAGTCGTAGGCCTGCTGCGCCTGCGCGGCGAGCTGTTCGTAATGCGCCTTCGTGGTCGGGTCGGATCGCAGCGTCGCCGCGATAATGTTGTCGGTCGCCGCGTTGGCGGTCGCGACGATCGCCGCATAGGCCGACTCGGTCAGTGTGCCCGCCTTCGCGAGCGCAAGAATCTGCGCATCGGCCGCGCGCCACGCGTCGTCGATACGCTGCTGCGTGACGTTGATGCTTCCCGCGCTAACCGTCTTGGCGTAGGTCTCCCAGGCCTTGATTTCGGCATCAGCGGACTTCGCCGCGTCGTCGGCCGCTTTCTTTTCGTCCTTGAGCGCCGCTTCCACGGCGCGCACCTGCGTCGCCGTCAACCCGTAGGCGGTCGCGAGCGCCGTCTGTGAAACGCCGGCCTGCAGGTAATACTCGACCGCCGCGACGACCTCGCCATCGATGCCCTCGAGGGTGCCGCGCCAACCCTGACCGGCCGAGTCGAGCTCGCCCATCGCATCGGCCCAGGCCTTCTGCGCCGCCGCGGCTTTCTCGAGCAGTCCCGACTGTTCGCGGGTCAAGTCGCGCTGATGCGCGAGCGCATCGGTCAGTGTCGGCACCTTCGGCAACAGGTCGGCCACCTGCTTGCCCCAGGCCGCGTGATGTTCGGCCAGGCCTTGGATCGCCGGCATCGTCTCGCGCGCCAGCCCGCCCTGCGCCTCGAGCGCGATGTTGAGGAATTGCAACTGGTCGGCGATGAATTTGATTTCCTTCGCGGTGTCGCGCCACACCGGCGCGTTGACGATGGCCTCGATGAGGTCGGCGAAGGCCGGCACGACGGCGCGCTTGATCGTGTTCCCAAGATTACTGAAGGTGAGCTCGAGCGCGGCGATGTCCTGCGTGAGCCGCTTCGCCTGCGCGACATCCTCCGCGGTGACGACCGGCTGATCCTTGATTTTTTGCTCCGCGGTCGCCAGGTCATTGACGGTCGGCACCAGATCGCGATAGGCGCCCCCGAGCAGCTCCGTGCCGGCGCGCGCGCGATCGGTCGGGTCGACGAGCCCCTCGAGCCCGCTGCTGAGCGCCTCGATCTTCTCCACCGGCGACATCGCCTGAAACTCCGCGAACGAGACGCCGATCGCCTTGAGCCCCTTCGCAAACGCGTCCGGGTTGGTCGCCAGCCGCTTTTGCATGTCGCCGATCAGGTCGGTCACCTTGCCGATATCGACGCCGGCGACGATTGCGGCCTGCTGCAGGCGCGACAGTTCGGGGACGGCGATCCCGAGACTGTCGGCGAGGCGCCCGGTCGCCACGTCCGCTTTCGCGATCGCGATGGCGCCATCGGCCACGGCGACGCCGGCCGCCACCGCAGCGGCGCCCAGGCCGCCCAGCGCGATCGCGCTGGTATCCAGCGCGCCGCTGAAGGTGGTAAGGAGCCGGGTCGATTCTTCGATCGGGTTCGCGAGGAGGCGCGACAGATCGAACGACTGGAGCGCGCCAGCGAGGCCCGTCCCGAGTTCGGTCGACTTCGCCTCGAGCCCGTCGATCGCGCCCTCGGCCTGCTTCGCGCCGCGGATGAAGTCGGCAAAGTCGGCGATGAATTCGCCCGTGATCGGCATCGGTTACTCGGTGTGTTGCTCCTCGAGGAGTTCCTCGACCAGCACCTGGTAGACGTCCTCGTCGAGCTCGGCTACCCACTCATAGCGCCAGCCGCAGCGACGGGCGATGCGGAGATCGGCGAGGACGCGCGGTCGCCAGTCCGGCGTCTTTTTTTTTCCGCGCGCGCGCGCTCGAGCGCGTTAACGTGCGCCTCGACGGCCTCCTTGATCTCCAGGAACGTGTCCTGGTCGATCGCGTTGAGCGCCGCCCGGCGCTCGTCGCCGCCGGCGCCGCGGATCGGCGGATCGATCGACCAGTCGACCAGGTACGCGGCGACCAGTGCATCCGCCCAGCGCAGCGGATGCCGCTGGAGTTCGCCGTCGGGTGCCCGTTCGTAGAGCCGCTCGTAGAGCTCGGTCGTCTCGCCGTGATTGAGGCGTGCTTTCACCTCGATCCAGGCGTCCTCGAGGAGCGGCAGTCGCACGCGCTCAGGGTGTACCAGTCGCGAATCCATGCGATCACGCCTCCGGCGGCCCGAGCGTTGCGCTCAGCCGCTCCGCGCCCAGGGTGACGGTCTGCACCGGCCAGCACCAGCGGCCGCCCTGGCGCGGCGCCGTGAACAAGAGCGGCCGCTGCTGCAACTGAAACGGGTCGGCGCGATCCACGCCCGCCGTGAGCGCCCAGCGGCCGTCCGCCTTGGTGACCATCCACCCGCGCAGGTGCGCCGCCGTGTGATACCCCCACACGATCGACGCCGAGGCGCCGCGCAGCGTGACGGACCGAAACAGCATCTACGCGGCCGGCACGGTCTGCGTCGGGCCGGTCCACGGTCCGGCCGCGGCAAAGGTCCCCTTGACTTTCGGGGCGCTCAGCGTGCAGTCGATATCCGCATCGAGATACGCCTTGCCCTTCCAGTAAAAGAGGGCTTCGTTCATGTTCGGGACGAGCTGCAGGAGGCCCGGCGCCGGGGCATCGGCGCCATCGAACAGCGCGAGCTCGGTGCTGTTCCAGAAGCCCTCGAGCGTACCGGTGATGTCTTTCAAGCCCGGCACATACACCTTGTTGGTGTCGCCGAAACAGCTCACGTCCTCCCGGGCGGTTTTGAAGGAGGCCGTCCAGTGATTCAGCGAGACGACCACGACGGGCGTCGTCCCGGCGACGTCATACAGCACCTGTCCATACCGCCCGCTCAAGATCGCCATACCGGACTCCTTGTCTGTGATTACGTCAGTGAGGCGCGCACGCGATAGAAGCCGCCGCCGCGCAGCCAGCGCAGCGACGGGTCAATGGCATCGGGTTCGACTACGCGAGTTCGCGCCTGGTTGTCGTCGCGCGATGTGTCGAGCCAGGCGTAGCCGGGAATCGTCAGCGGCTGGTCTTGGAGGATCGCGTCGATGCGCGCCGCCGCCGCTTTCGCGTTCGCCGTCGTAAACACCGTTGAGAGGCCGCGCGCCTCGACGAGGTAGAGATTGCTTTCCATCGTGCGCCGACCGAATTCGCTGGTGTCGGTCGGATCGATCAGCGAGACGATCACGAACCGTTTTGCGCCGGGCGGCGCCAGGTCGTAGAACACGCCATCGGGCGTGAGCGCCAGCAGCGCACTGTCGGCTTGGAGCGCGCCAATCACCGCGGCGTCAATGTCCCAGCTATTCGGCAACACCGCCGCCACGTCAGATCTCCACGTCCCCGCGGGCGCGGAGGTTGTACGCCGGCAACGTGTCGGCCTTCAGTTGCGCGTAGAGCGCGCGCTGATGCGCGTTGCGAATCGGCACGAACACGCGACCGGGCGGCGTATAGCGCGTTCCATACTCGAAGTACGCGGCGTAGGGCGCAATGTTCGTCAACCTGATCGCGATGGTCGTCGCACCGCGTTGCCGCCGGCCGATGACCAGGCTCGAGGCGAGCCGGCCAGTCCGCCGCGGATAGCGCGCTTCCATATCAGCCTTGGCACTGTCGGCCGCTTCCTCAACGAGCGGCGTCGCGGTCGTCGTCAGATCGCGCGGCAGCGTCTGCATCGCCGCGCGGAGCTCCGTGAGCCCGTGCCAGCGCAGGCCGACCTGCGGCATTACGCGACGACCTCCGCGCACACGAGCGTCATTTCAAGGCCCCGATCCTCGAGATCGACGACTTGGAGGACTTCCAGCGTATGGGCGCGGCCGTGGACGTCGGTCCATTGCAGGCGCGTCTTCGTCGTCACGGCCGGGTCCAACGGCCCGGTCGCCAGATGGGTCGCCGACGCCGTCACCGTGCCTTCCGCGACGCGTTCCGCGCGCCCGACGCGTGCGAGCGCGGTCGGCGTGGCCGGCAGCAGCTGCACGAAGCGGAGGCCCAGGTCGGTCCACGTCTCGGTGTACCCGCCGTCCCCGTCCGGCGTCGGCGTCCCCGGATTCTGGACCGTCACGCGTTGGCGCCGCCGGCCGCTCGCGACGCTGGGGACCGGGCTCATGCCAGCACCGGATTCGTCGAACGCCGCAAGAGCGCCGCGATGGCCGGCGAGAGGCCGGCGTCCGGATCGCGCGCCGGTTCGTCGTCGGCGACGTCATCGCCGCGGTAGCGCCAGAACTCGTCGACTTGCAAGAGCACCGCGTGTTGGACATCGAGCGGCACGGTCCCCGGACTGGTCCAGTTCGCCGCCAGCCCGGCGCCGTAGGCGTCCTTTTTGACGTAACTGAGGATCACCGCTTCACTGGCCGCCATCTTTTGCAGCAGATCCGGATCGTCGTCGGCCAGGTCCGGCCGCTGCAAATGCGCCTTGGCCTGCGCGACCGTGATCAGGGTGGCGCCCGGACCGGGCAGGAGCGCGCCCGGCGCTTCGGTGACGAACACGCCGAGCACCGCTTGCGCGCCGACCAGCGCGGCGCCGCCACTCGCGACCCAGCTGACCGCGAGCTCCGCATACGTCGTGTAGTCGATCGGCTTCGCGGTCACCGTGAACTGGACCGCTTGCGCGTGGTTGTTCTTGTCCTGCACGAACAAGGTCGTGTTCACGTCGACCGCCATGACCGGGTAATACGCGTCAATCCCGTCGTCGGTCGTGAACGTCACCCAGACCTTCGTGACCGTGGTCGGATCGGTCGCGTTGAACCGCAGTTGATTGCCGGTCGGCGGCGTGACTGTTTGCGTGTTGAACGTCCACTGAAAGCGCGTGCTGGCCATCAGGGCACCTGGACCGGTTCAGGCGTCGGCGTCGGCGCGCGCGACTGCGCCCGCACGTCGAGCGGTTCGTACTGCTGCTGGAGGTACGGCGTATCGCCGCCGGGCACCGGCCCGAGCCCGAAGTACTTGAGCCGCGCCTCGTTCGGCGCCAGCGCGCCGGCGCCAATCGCTTCGCGCGCGGCGGTCGTCTTCGTCGCCGTATCCATCCAGACCAGATCGTCGATGTCGAATTCCGTGCCGTAGCCGCTCGCGAGCTCGAGCCCGTCGTCGAGCGCCGCTTCAATCGCCGTCATGTGCGTCTGCAGGCATTGCGAGTGGTACTGCAGCAGTGAGGCTTCCGAATTCGCATAGGGCGGCTGTTGACTCGAGTCGACCATGTTGACGGGGACGCCGAACACGCCGGCGACGGTGTTGGCGCTCCACTTCATCTGCTCGGTTAACTGGCTGTCGACCGCATTCTGCGAGATCGGTGCATACGTCATCCCGTGCGAGACGATCGCGGTGCGGCCGGCGCTCAGCGCGCTTTGCGCCGCCTGCCATGTGTCGCGGAGCTTGTTGGCCTGCTCCTCGGAGATGGCACCGGGAATGGTCAGGACGCCGGCCGGCCGCGCGCCATTGGCGAACAGGCTCGAGCTCGCCGTCTGCATGTTCATGCCTTGCTGGGCCGCGCCGCTCGAGGCATAGAGCGGCGAGATCCCGACCAGCGGGTGGAACAAGCAGTTCCAGCGGTCGTGAATCACTTCACTCGCCGGGTAGATGACTTGCGGATCCGCGCTGAGGCCGGCCAGCAGGCCCGCCTGGTCGGTGTGCTTCAGTTCGTAGTAGATGGCGCCGTCCGGCGCGATCAGCGGGATCACGTGCAGCGGATTGAGGATGTAGAGGGCACTGATGACGCCACGCCCGTCGCGTTCCTTGAGGACGTAGACGTTCGCGTACAACAAGCGCGCGTTGACCCAGGCTTCGATGAACTGCCCGATCCGCTGGTAGCGGTTCGGGCGGCGCAGGACCGGCGTATAGGCCGGATTGGTCGTTTCGGTCCACACGCCGTCGGTGTCGAGGGAGACCAGGCGCAAGCGGCACTTGGCGATATCGGTGCTGATGACCGACACGCAGCGGAACACGGTCGGGTTCGAGAGGAGCGTCTGCGGCGATTCGCTGACGTTGGCTTGCCAGGCGCCGGTATAGGGCTCGCGGACGATCGGCGTCCAGCCGCCGGTCTGACTCCCCCAGAGCGGCCGCGCCAGCGCCGCCGCCTGGCTGAGGGCACGCGACAACACATTCGGCATGGTTGCCTGCTACTTGTGGTTCTTTTTCGGCGCCGGCGGCGGCGCAGCGTGCGCCGTGCGCGCGGGCTTGTCGCCCTCGGCGACGCGCCGCGCCATGCCGAGCGCCTCGAGCGTGTCCACGTACGCGGGGTCGGCGTCGTAGGTCGTGCCTTCCGGGCGCTCGACCCCGTCGTACGTGTGAAACCGCAAGGACAGGACCGTCACGGCTAGGCCGCGTAGGTCTGCACGGTGTACTGCACGCAGCCGGTGCGAACCTTCTTCCAGTTGATCGTCCGTTCCGCGCGCAGCCCGACGCAGTTCATCTGCCAGAGCGACTTGAACACGACGGTCGCATCGGCCGGATTCATCGGCGCCGAATCCATCTGCAATGACGCCTCGCGGCTGACGTCGATCGACACGCCACCCTCATCCGCAAACAGGATGCTCGGCGCATGGACGAGGATCACGTTGCTCGCGACCGACTGGCTAGTAATGACCGGGATCCCGAGCCCGGTGCCGCCTTTGACGTTCAGCCCGGGGAACAGCGGTTGCCCCAGCGGATTGAGCGCGTTCGACAAGGCCGCGGCGTTCGCTTCTGACATCAGGAGGACCGCATCGGCCGCGGAGAGGTTCGCGGCGACCAGCGCGCCAATCAACGCCGCGATGTCGGTGCGGCCGTTCGCCGGCGTCGTGCCGGCGCTCGTGATCGGCGTGACGCCATTGGTCACCGAGCCCGGCGAGACGCCCGCGACCGGCGCGCGGGCCGGCAGCGTGAATTCCGTATCGATCAGGTACGCAATCGCGTTGACCATGTCGGTGCGGATGACCGCTTCAGCCGAGGGCGTCGAGTTCTTCGCGAGCTCGTCGGTGATCACGACGATGATCGCGCACTTGGTGGTCCCCAACTGCGTCGTCGCGAAGGTGAGCGCGCCCACCGGCTTGGGCGCGTTCTCCCCGACCCACTGCGCGCTGACGCCGCCGGTCTGCGAGGGCACCGAGACCAGAAACGGCACGTTCCGCAGGTTCGGGATCTTGCCGATGATGGTGGCCGGGCGCAGATATTCGATGAATTCGTCGAACAGCGGCTTGTAGGGCGCGAGCGGCCCGGCCCAGGTCGCATCGGTCGTCGTGCCGGCGACGACCGCGGCCTTAATCAGGAGCTCGACTTCGGGCGTTGAGTCGTGCCACTTCTTGGCGTACTCGGCGGCTTGCATCAGATTGCCCTGGTTGGCCGCCAGCGCCTGGCAGTAGCGGACGAACCCGGTCGCCGGTGCCACGTTGGCCTTGACACGGACCGTGCTGTACGGACTGACGATCGCGGGGCCGCGCGCCGGCGTCGCGACGACCGGCACGGCTTTCTGGACGTTCATCGTCTCGAGCGTCCGCAGGCGCGTCAGATCGCCATCGAGCTTTTTCACGTCGAGCTCGAGCCCGTCGTACTCCTCGGCGTCCGGCCCGCCTTCGATCGTTTCGCCGGCGTCGGCCGCTTTCGTTTGCAGCGCGACGAGCCGCGCCACCTTGGCGGCGCGCGAGTTCTCG